GCAAGTAGACCCCGTCGTAGACGGACAAGTTGGAGATGTGGGCGGAACGCCAGATGTGGCGGACGATGCACCAATCCTGAACGTCGAAGAATTCTCTGACCATCATGTGACGGTCAAGGTCGACGGTGAGGACGTGAGGGTTCCGTTGTCAGAGGCGGTGGCCGGTTACAGCCGTCAAGCGGATTACACCCGCAAGACGCAGGAACTGGCAGAGCAGAGACAGCAACTTCAGTGGGCAAGTGCAATTGCTCAGGCGCTGGAGAACGATCCCAAGCAGACCATCAACCTTCTGCAAACCCATTACGGGTTGTCGAAGGCGGAGGCTCAGCAGGTTGCCAATCAGGCAACTGCGGAGGCTCAGGAGTCTGAGTGGGCCGACCCAGTTGAAGCCCGAGTGAAAGAACTTGATGACCGGATCCGCCAGTTTGAAGAGGACAGGGCGTATCAGCAACTCCAACAGGAAGTCGCACGACTGCAAACCACATACGGAGACGATTTCAATCCTCAGGAGGTTGTGTCTCAGGCGCTTGCGACTGGGAGCACGAATCTGGAGGCGGTCTACAAGCAGATTGCTTACGACCGGCTGGTGGCCCGCGTGCAGGCCGCCGAGCAACTGGCGGGTGACCGTACTGCTCAGGAGCAGGCGGTGCTGGATGCGAAGCGGGGTGCAGGTTTGGTTGCTGGCGGGTCTGGGGCGGCTGGTGAAGGACAGTCGGAATCGGCTCCAATCCGTTCAGTTTCCGACGCTTGGAATGCCGCGAAGCGGGAGTACGGCGTCGCCTAATTCTCTAGGGAGAATCAACAATGGCTGGTAACACCAACTTCGACAGCCTGCTGTCGACCACCATCGCGAACTATCGCGATCAACTCACGGACAACGTGTTCAACGCTCGTCCGCTCACCAACCACCTTATGGACCGGGGACGGATCCGCATGGTGGATGGCGGCACCAAGATTGTGGAGCCGCTGATCTACGCTGAGAACAGCACCGTCGCGTCGTACTCTGGTTACGACACGCTTTCGCTGACCGCTCAGGAAGGCATCTCCGCCGCCGAGTACGACTGGAAGCAGTACGCCGTTTCCATCGCGATCTCCGGCATCGAAGAGGCCAAGAACAACGGCGAGCAGGCCATCATCAACCTTCTGGAGGCCAAGGTCATGCAGGCCGAGGAGTCCATGAAGGAAGGCTTCAACGCCATGTTCTTCGGTGACGGCACCGGTAACTCCGGCAAGGACTGGGACGGTCTTGGCAACATTGTTGAGGCTTCCGGCACTGTCGGTGGCATCAACCGTGCGACCGTCGGCAACGAGTTCTGGCGGTCGTATGAGGAGAACAGCGCTGGTGCTCTCACCACGGCTGACATGACCACCGCCTACAACACTGTTTCGGTTGGTAACGACCATCCGGACATGGTGCTCACCACTCAGACCCTGTTTGAGAAGTACGAGTCGCTGCTTACGCCGCAACTCCGTTACACCGACACCAAGACGGCTGACAGCGGGTTCCAGAACCTTCTGTTCAAGGCCGCCCCGGTGGTCTACGACGTGGATTGCACCGCTGGTGTGATGTACTTCATCAACTCCAAGTACCTGACTCTGGTTGGGCACAGCGGCAAGTGGTTCCAGCAGACGGAGTTCGTCCGTCCTGAGAACATGGATGCCCGCTACGCGCTGATCTTCTGCTACGGCAACCTGACCTGCCGTAACGCGAAGAAGCAGGGCAAACTCACTGCCCGTACTGCCTGATCAGGCGGATAGTGACGGTGACGGCGGGGGGCTTCGGCCCCCCGCTTTCCCATTTGGGTAACGAACTGGCCTTTTAGTGATGGCTGGTGTACCTGCATATTCCCTGTACGGCGTGTCTGCGATGCGGGATTCTCGTCCTGCCGCGTCACCAGAAGGTTCTCGTCCCGCACCTCCGGGGGGTATGCCGTACACCGGTCACACGCGTTGTATGGCGAATGAGGCGACGTGTCAGGGGCATCGGGCTAAGGGCACGGACTATTGCATGGGGCATCTGAGGCAGATGGCCCGGGAGATCAAGGAGCGTGAGGGTGAATCTGGCTGACATTCGCTCCAAGGTTCGTGAGATTGTCGACATGGATTCGACAGATCTGTCGGACACGTTGCTGAACATGTACATCCAAGACGGCTACGACCGGATGATTGCGTTGGAGCGTCGCTGGCCGTTCTTTGAGAAGACGTACACGTTGAACACGGTTGCCGATCAGCGTTCGTATGCGTTGTCTTCGATCGGTACGGGGGATGTGCGGGAGATCACGTCGGTGGTGGACACCACTGCTGGTGGTGTCCGGTTGACGCTGGTTGCACATGAGGATGCTGAGGCGTTGTGGTTGGGGTCGTCTGATCTGTCGTCCCGGCCGTTGCATTTCTCTGTGTGGCAACAGGAGTTGTATTTGTGGCCTCGTCCGAACGGGGTGTTCAACCTGAGTTTGCGCGGCTATCGGAAGCCGACGGCGTGGTATCAGAACGACACCACCGAGGTGGATGCTGACGATCGTTTGCATCAGTCGCTGGTGTATTACGGGGTGGCTCAGACTTACCAGTTGCAGGAGGACACGCAGTTGGCGTCGTTCTACCGTGAGTCGTTTGATGAGGCTGTGCGGCTTGCCGCCGGGGACATCATGCGTGTGTCGTCGCACCGTCCGTTGGTGCTGTCCGGTGGACGTTTCCATGAGTCATCGAATGGCTTCCAGTCGCCGGTCTACTACTGATGCTGTCGACCATCCAGACGAACGACTTTACGGGCGGGCTGAACTATCGGGCTGACGCGTTTCAGTTGGCTGAGAACGAGTCACCTGATTTGTTGAATGTCGATCTGGATCCGCGTGGCGGGTTCTCTCAGCGTGCCGGGGTGACGGATTACAACACGTCGGCGATCGGGTCGTTGGGATCGGCGGCGTTCACCGCGAAGCGTGCGTTCTTTTGGGAGGGCAACGACCGCCAGTTGTTGGTTGCCGCGAACAACAAGGTGTTCTGGACGCAGAACGGGACGTTTGCGGATACGACGGCTGTGACTTCTGCGGCTGATGGTGCCCAGTTTGCGCCGTGGTCGTCGTCGGCCACGTCGCTTGTGTATTCGTCGGCTGGTCGTGGGACGGCAGGGTTCAAGTGGGATGGGTCGACGTTGACGACGCTGACGGCGTCGGCAACTGCGGCTTGGCAGGATTCGTTTGCGTCACCGACTGGGACACACATGCCGACGGCAGATCACATCGCCACCCATGTGGACCGTTTGTGGGTGGCGTCCACTCAGGAGGACGGCACGAACTATCCGGATCGTGTCCGTTACTCGCATCCCGGGTTCCCTGAGTCGTGGCGCGAACTGGACTACATCGACGTTGTTGGTGGCGGCCGAGGGATCACTGGCATTGTGCCGTTCGGTGACCAACTGTTGGTGTTCAAACCGCGTGCTGTGTTCGCCATTCTGGGTTACGACGAGGACACCTACCAGTTGGTGCCGTTGACGACACAGGTTGGTGCCGCGTCGTCCAAAGCGATCACGGTGTCGGAAACTGGCGTGTTCTTCTTCTCTTGGCCGGACGGCCTGTTTGTGTATGACGGCCAGACGTTCACTGATCTGTTTACGGCGTTGCGTCCGATTGTTGAGTTGGGCGAGTTTGCCGATGAGGCGGCTGATGAGGTGCTGGTGTCCCGTGTGGGCAGGCGTGTGTTTGTGTCGTTGCCTGCTGGTGTTGCGCCTTCGGCGTACACCTACAACTCAACTGAGGATGTGTATCGGTCTGCGACGTTGGTGTATGGCGGGCAGACACAGGGCTATGAGCAGGCTGGTGTGACGTATGACTCGGCGGCTGTGAAGTTTGATGGTGATGTTCAAACGTCGGTGGTGACACAGACGTTTGTGTGGGATCCGACGATTGGTGGCGGGTCGTGGACCCGCTACCAGTTGGGTGACGGCTACGGGTTTGGTCCGTCGACGGATTTCGTGACGAATGCGGGTGATCGGATTCCGGTGACGGCACATCCGGCGAAGCCGTATGTGCTGAAGGTTGATCAGACGGATCTGTATCAGGACACGATTGCGGGCACGGCGCATGACATCACGTCGTATTACGTGACGCGTTGGCAGGACGCGGGTGTGATGACGGCGTCGAAGTTCTGGCGGCGTCCGGAGTTGATGGTTCGCCAGTTGGGTGAGGACACGTCGTTGACGGTTCAGGTGTTTCATGATTGGAACCGGTCGACGGTGGATCGTTCGTTCACTGTGGCGTTGGCGTCTCAGGAGATTGCTGGCGGCTATTCGTCGTGGGTTCAGCCGGATTTGGGTGCCGATTTGGTGAAGGGGTCGAATTTGGGGTTGGCGAAGGCGGTCCAGTTGAAGGTGTCTGGGGCTGGGGGTCAGCCGTGGGGTGTGAACGCGATTGCGTACAAGTTCAACCCGCGTAGGAGTCGTGTCTGATGGCGGATCGGAAGTTCCTTCCGCCTTCGGTGGCCCGTTTGCAGGGGCCGGATGCGGTTGCGGTGCGTCAGATTGTTCTGGCTTTGACCGCAGAGTTGGAGCGTCTTCGGGCGTTGTTGGATGACCATGAAAGCCGTCTTGATGCTGGCGGCCTGTAACGAAATGGCCTTTATGTGATGGCTGGCAACTATGCGGATTTAGGTTTGGCGTATTCGCAGAGGGTGCGTTCTGCTGGTTCCCAGCGGGACGCGTCTTTGGCGTCTAATGCGTATGGCCGGTTTCTGTCTCAGCAGAGGGGTCGCCGTCAGCAGACGGATTTGACGCGTACGTCGAATAACCAGTTGGGAAAGTTGGCGGCGTCGTATGGGGTGCGCGGGTTGCGGAACTCTGGGGTGCGTCAGCGGGGTGTGTCGGACTTTGCGACGGGTGTGCAACAGCAGTCGCAGGACATTGCGGATCGGGTGCGTCAGGAGCAACAGCAGTCTGTTTTGGATGATGCGTCTGTGAGTGCGGCGTATGAGCAGTTGGTGGCTGATGCGGAGTTGCAGAAGATGCGGGACATTTATGCGACGGCGTTGTCGTTGCAGGACTACATGCCGTTTTTAGGGAGTTGAGCCATGTTGAAGCCTTGGGAAATTGACCGGCGAACGGGCACGTCTTACAAGAAGAAGACGGGTACAACGAATCGGGATACGCAGTCTGCGGCTTTGAGTCGTTTCAAGGATCAGGTTGGTTTGGAAGCCCCGGGGATCCCTACTGATGCGGCGGGCATGACGAACTGGCTTCAGTCGATCGACAACACATATGCGAAACAGAAGGCCGCCGCAAACAACACTCCAACCACTCCCCCATCTAGCGGCGAGAACGCCACTCAGGACGCGTTGGCCGCACTGTTGAGTCAACCTGCGGCTCCTGCGGCTGAACCCGCCCCATATGTGGATCCGTATGCGGATGCCCGGGCGGAGGCCCAGCGTGCCGCTGAGGCCCGCCGCCAGTTCCTACAGCAGTGGGCATCTGGCGCACGAATGACGATGAATCAGGCGTCGGACAATGCGGCCGCGATGCTGGCCGCACAGGTCAACCCGTACGAGCAGATCCAGATGATTGCCCCGTCGATCGCACCGTCGGTCTACGAGACGTACCTACAGCAG